GTGTGTTCCTCTTGATTTAAGGAACGCGACGCGCGATCCAAATAAGAAGGATGAGCAGAACCGGCAGGGCGTCGGCGTGGGCGAGGATGGTGCTCCGATGAACACGATTACCTCCGCATCCGTCCCCGGCGTCGGCTGGCAGGCGACCGTACGCAAGCTCCTCCCAGTCGAGTGTGAGCGTCTGATGGGCTTCCCCGACAACCACACTCGTATCGCGTGGAAGGGAAAGCCGGAAGAGGAATGCCCGGACGCTCCGAGGTATAAGGCCTGCGGAAATTCGATGTGCGTGAACGTGATGGCGTGGATCGGGCATCGGATTCAGGCCGTCGAGGAAAGTATAGCATCACGTGATGCTATACCCAAAACAGGAGATCAGACATGACCGAACACGAAAAAATCACCGAAACTATCGTCAAGAACGCGGCCGGTCCGAAGTCCGCCGAGGTTGACGGGCAGCGCGTTGAACAGCATACCCTGACCGAACAGATCGCTGCCGACAAATACCTTGCATCCAAAGATGCGGTGAAGCGCCGCGGGAGCGGGCTGAAATTCTCGAAGATGACACACTCGGGGGCTGTGTAATGCTGGAGGTGCTGAAGAACTTTTTCCGCACCTCGAAGCCACAACAGGAACAACACTTTCATCGCCCGATCCGGGCGAGGTTCGATGCCGCGCAGACCACGCGGGACAATGCGAAGCACTGGGCGTATGCCGACCAGCTCTCCGCCGACATGGAAGCCTCGCCGGAGGTCCGACGTACCCTGCGTATGCGTTCGCGTTACGAGGTGGCGAACAACAGCTATGCGCGAGGGCTCGTCCAGATGCTCGCGAACGACACCATCGGCACGGGTCCGAGGCTGCAGATGCTCTCTTCGGATGAAACGTTCAACGATGAGGTCGAGCGGGCGTTCATGAGGTGGGCGGAAGCCGTCAGGCTTGCCCCGAAACTCCGAACAATGCGGATGGCACGATGCCAGGACGGAGAAGCTTTCGCTGTCCTTGCGACAAATCCGAAAGTCCGCAGCCCCGTCAAGCTGGACCTCATGTTGATCGAGGCCGACCGGGTGTCTGGCGGCATAAAGCTCCTGGATGACGGGCAGTCTGTGGACGGCATCACGTTCGACGAGTGGGGAAACCCGACCTCGTACCGGGTGCTGAAATACCATCCGGGCGATGTGCGGTTCGCCACGGGCGACGAGGCCGTCGAGGTTCCCGCCGAGTGGATGATCCACATCTTCCGGCAGGACAGGCCCGGACTTCATCGCGGTGTGCCGGAGCTGACCTCGGCGCTGCCTTTGTTCGCGCAGCTTCGTCGGTACAACCTCGCCGTCCTGAGCGCAGCCGAGGCGGCCGCCGATTTCGCCGCCATCCTCTATACGGATGCGCCGCCGAACGGAGAGGCAGATGAAGTCGAACCGATGGACACCATTCCGCTCGAACGTAATATGATGCTCACCGTGCCCTCGGGCTGGAAGATGGATCAGCTCGACCCGAAGCAACCTGCGGCAAACCACGCGGAATTTGTCAAAATCATCCTGAGCGAGATCGCCAGATGCGCCGTCACGACATACGGGACTCTCGCGGGCGACTACAGCGGACACAACTATGCCTCAGGCCGCCTCGACAACCAGATCTACCACAAAAGCATCCTGGTCGACAGGTCCTTCTGGGAAACCGAGGTGCTGAACAGAATCTTCGAGGCGTGGTTCAGGGAATATCTCCTGACCGAAAATCTTGTTCCGCTTGAGGAAAACCACACTTGGTTTTGGGACGGCTTCCCGCATGTGGATCCGAACAAGGAGGCCACGGCACAGGAGCGCCGCCTTGCAAACCTCACGACGACGCTCGCCGCCGAGTGCGCGAAAGACGGTCGGGACTATCTCGGCGTCCTGCAGCAGAGGGCGAAGGAGATCAAGCTGATGAAATCTCTGGGGATTCCGATCCCAGGTGAGAACGTGAAAGAACAAAACAACGCCTCAGAACCGGGAGAGTCCGGCGAGGAAGAAACTCAAACAAACGAGGTTACATGAACGAATTTACCCTGATTGAAGCTGCCGGAGGCGCTCGACCGAAAATTGTCGGTACCGCGTACTCCGGGGGCAAGATGTCCCTGCCGGGCTGGAAGAACCCGGTGGTCGTCGATCTGAGCGGAATGGAGCTGCCGGAATCCGTGCCTCTGCTCGCGAACCACGAAAACCGGACGAGTGCCCGTATCGGCATGGTGTCCGCAAGCGTGAAAAACAATGTGCTCGAAATCTCCGGCGAAATCATCTCCGAAGGTTCGGAAGCCGCCGATATCGTAGCGCAGAGTAAGGCGGGAGCAGACTGGCAGCTCAGTATCGGAGCCGACGTGAAGGAATGCGAGCTCGTCCGAGGTAAACGCGAGGTCAACGGGCAGGCCATCGATGGTCCATTCTACCACATTCGCAAGTCCGCTCTCCGTGAAGTGAGCGTCGTCGCTGTTGGAGCCGACGCCCACACGAGCATGAAAGTCACCGCAAAATTCGATCTTACAAACCCTAACCCCGAAGAGGAAGGAGACAAAGATAACATGAACGAAAACAAAGATGTTGAAGCCAAGGCTGACGTCAAGCCTGAGGTCAAGCCCGAGGTCAAGCCCGAAGCGAAGCCGGAAGCCAAGCCGGAAATCAAGGCCGAAGCGAAGCCCGAAATCCAGGCGGCCCAGCCCGAAGTCAAGCCCGAACCTGCTCCTATCGACGTGGCCGCTGCTGCCCGCGATGCCGCCGCTGCCGCGGTCAAGGCCGAACGCGAGCGCGTCGCGGCAATTCGCGCCATTTGCGACGGCGAGTTCCCCGAAATTGAGAAGGATGCCATCAGCTCCGGCTGGACTCCCGAAGTCGTGACGAAAAAGGTGCTCGAAACCATCCGCGCCGAACGGCCTGCCGCCAACGTCCACATCTCGGTGAAGACCGAGCCGGAAGGCGACAGCCTCCGCAAGACCATCGAAGCGGCCATGTGCCTCCGTTGCGGCATCTCCGCCGACGACCTCGAAAAGTCCTACGACGGCAAGACCATCGAGGCGGGCATGCGCGAAATGGATATGCCCCTCAAACAGCTCCTCGTCGAATGCATGAAGCTGGACGGCATCCCGTATGGTCGTGGCTTCGACAACGAGACCATCCGTGCCGCATTCTCCAGTGTGTCCCTGCCGGGCATCCTGAGCAACGTCGCGAACAAAAAGCTTCTGAAGAGCTTCGAATCGCAGCCGATCATCGCGACCAAGCTGTGTTCCACCGGCGACCTCAACGACTTCAAAGAGAACGACAGATTCCGTCTGACCGACGTCGGCGACCTGCTTCCGGTCGGCGCTGACGGCGAGATCAAGGATGGCGGCGTCACCGAAGAAGCGGCCAAGAATCAGCTCGAAACCTACGGCAAGAAGTTCTGTTTGACCAGAAAAATGATCATCAACGACGACCTCGGAGCCTTTATGAAGGTTCCGGTGGCGATGGGCAACAGGGCCGCTCGCCTGATCGACCAGCTGTTCTTCTCCCGTTTGCTGAAAAATCCTGTGCAGCTTGACGGCAAGGCTCTGTTCAGCGCCGCTCACAAGAATCTGCTCACCGGCGCAACGAGCGCACTGTCTTCCGACAGTCTGAAGAAAGCCATCCAGCTGTTTTTGGATCAGGTGGACGCGGACGGTCAGCCGGTCAGTGTCGAACCGAAGTTCCTGCTCGTCCCGACCGCCCTCAAGCACCTCGCCATCGAGCTCACCCGCGGTGCCACCCTCATCACCGCTGGCGGCGCCGACAACGTTGTCCGTCCTGCCCTGAACATCCTCGCGGATGAAAACCTGCAGGTTGTCAGCTCCCCGTACCTCGCCAACAGCGCCTACGAAGGAGCCTCCTCCACGGCATGGTATCTCTTCGGTGATCCCCGCCAGGTCGACACCTGGGAGATTGGCTACCTCAAGGGCAAGCGCACTCCGACCGTAGAACGCGGCGAAACCGATTTCAACACCTTGGGCATGTGGTTCAGGGTCTATTTCGATCTCGGCGTCAGGGAACAGGAACACCGCGGCATGGTCAAGTCCGCTGGCGCGGCTGGCTGATGACCGCCGGAGGCGGGACAACTCCCGCCTCCGCACTTCAACTTGAACTCAAACAGGAGAAACATCATGATTGCACGTTATGTTCAGAAAGGCGAGAACATCGACTTCCGCCCGACCGAGAATGTCAAGGCCGGAACCATTTTTCCGTTCAACGGTTTTGTCGGCATCACCCGCCTCGACATCCGAGCCGGTGAGCTCGGCGCTCTCGCCGTGTCCGGTGTCTTCGAAACGCCGAAGGCGGATGAAGCCATCGACGTCGGCGATCCAGTCTACTGGGACGAGGCGAACGAAGTCGCCACGAAGCAGAAGACCGACATCTACCTCGGCACTGCCGTCTACAATGCTCAGGCGAGCGCGGAATTCGTCTACTTCCTGCTCAATTCCGGGGCAAAGGGCGGCTCTGCAGGCGGTTCCGGCAGCTCTGCCGGTGCCGCCATCGCCGACCTCGGTGCGCTCACCAGCGACTCCGGGTGCGCCGAGTCGATGGGCATCCTGAAAGAAAAGATCAACGCAATCCTCTCTGCCCTTCGTTCCGCGGGTATCATCGCGGCCAGCTAAGCACAATGGGACTGCTGGAAGAAGGCCAACTCTGGTTGACGTCCCAGCGG